AATTTCAAGATTCTTCTGCACTTGGAGACGACAGTTCAGGAAACACGAATGATTTTTCAACAAATGGTTCACCAGGAGCAGACCATCAAGTTCTTGATAGTCCAACATTTGGGAGTTAATTAATATGCCATCATCAGGAAATTTTGCAGTTCTTAATACTTTAACAAAAGGAAGTAGGAGTGATTTAGAAGATGGTAATACAACCTTAGCTTCTACTACTGCTGATAATGCTGGAGTAAATGGTTCTATTGGTATAACATCTGGTAAATGGTATTGGGAAGTATACATTACATTTAGTGGTACTGGTTTCTACTATATGGGATTAAATTCTGGGTATGAAGGTGGTGGACATTATCATTCTGGTAATGCTCATTTAAATGGCATGTCCCCAGGAGCTATAAGGATTAGAGGAGAAGCAGGTACTTTACATGACGATTCAAGTAGTGATGACCCTGATAAATGGGGGACTGTATCCTTAACTAGCACAGGTGTTACAAGTTTTAGTAATGGCGATATTATGATGTTAGCCCTAGATTATGATAATAAAAAATTATGGTTTGGTAAAAATGGAACATTTTTCAATTCTGGAAATCCTTCTGGAGGTAGCAATCAACAAGCAAGTTGGACTGGAGATGTTCCTATAATTTTTCCTAATTTTGAGGGTTACCATAATAACAAGTTTACAGTTAATTTTGGCTCTGATAGTTCTTTTGCTGGAAGAAAAACAAGTGGTTCTGCAAACGCAACTGATTCTAATTCAATAGGGAATTTTTTTTACACACCCCCAGCTTCGTTTCTTGCCTTGTCAAGTGCTAACTTACCCATATCAGATGACATAGACCCAGCACAGACTAATGATGATATACCCCAAAAACAATTTGGTGTTGTTACTTATACAGGTAATCAACCTACTGGACAAACAGTAAATTCATTAGGTTTCAAACCAGACCTCATTTGGGCAAAAAGGCGTAGTAGTACACAAAATAATATGTTATTAGATTCTTCAAGATTAAATAGTAGAAGCACACCTTTTATGCTTCAAAGTGATCTTCAAGGAGCAGAAATAGATGACCAATCACAAGGAAATAATAATAAGATTATATCTTCTTTCAATACAGATGGATTTACATTAGGAGGAAGTAATAGTGGTCCAAATGATGCTTCAAGAACTTATGTTGCTTGGTGTTGGAGAGCTAATGGGGGGGTGACTAGCTCGAACTCAGACGGAGCAACTGCTTCTGTAGTTCAAGCGAATACTAAGGCTGGGTTCAGTATCTGTACATATACAGGATTTTCAGGAGCATCAGGTACTTCTACAGTTGGTCATGGTTTACAAAAAGCTCCAGAATTTATTATAACAAAATCAAGAAATTCAGATAGTGGTTGGTGGGTTCAACATGTTGGTTTATCAGCAGTGACAAAAACTATACTCCTTAATAGTAATGCAGTTGAAGGAGATTATTCTGGTTATGGAAGTTTATCAGCACCAACATCTAGTGTGTTTAGTATTAATGGAGTTGAAGGTATAGGAGGTTCAGCAAAAAATTATATAGCCTATGTCTGGCATTCAGTTGAAGGATTCAGTAAATTTGGTAAATATGAAGGAAATGCTAATGCAGATGGTGCATTTATATATACAGGATTTAGACCCAGAATGATAATATTGCGAGCTATTAATGTAGCTTCTGATGGTTGGTTAATGTATGATACAGCAAGAGAAACATTTAATGTTATGGATTCAGTTTTACAACCACATCTTTCTTCTGCTGAATACTCTAATGCTGCTTTTAGACTAAATGTACTTTCAAATGGTTTTAAACTCAGGTCTTCTGATAACGCAGTTAATGGAACATCTTATGACCCATATATTTATATGGCATGGGGTGACGTTCCATTTAAATATAACAATACTTTTTAGGAGGTGAAATAATATGTGGGCTTATGTAAAAGATAACAAGATACAGGAACTTATTAGGTTTCCTAAAACAATGCTAATAGATGGTGTAAAGCATCCAAGACAAATCTTTACTTCATGGACTGCTGCTGAAAAAAAAGCTGTAGGAATATTACCAGTAACTTCCGGTACTAAAATAGATGATAGGTTCTACATATCCAATAATGAAACCTATGCGATTGCAAGCGATGGTAATTCTGTAGTTGGCACAATAACAAAAGCAAAAAACAAATCTCTTACTGATACTAACGAAGTCAATGAAGATGGCTCTAAGATGTTAGATGAAAAAGGCAATCAAGTTGTAACTCCGGGGCTGCGAACTATAGCGAAACAAAAAGCAGATAGAACAGCACATAGTATGCTTAGTCAATTTAGTTGGTTAGTAGAGAGAAAGATTACAGCAGATGTTGCGATACCTTCGGAGGTAACAACCTTCATGGCTAGTGTTAGAACTGCACACAAATCAATATGCGATGCAATAGATGCTTGCAATTCAATGACCAAGTTTATTGCAATACATACTAATGAATATAATGAAGATTATACTTTAAAAACTATTGCTAAAGTAAATGATTGGCCTGATGACTATGATATAAAGAGTTACTACAGATGAGTATAGAACCTTACATGATATGGAGCGGGTTGCTGTCTATGATAATAGCATTATTGTCGTATATGTTTACAACCCTAGTTCGCAAAGTACAAACTCTGCAAGATAGAATAATTGATACCAGAGAAAGCTATTCAACTAAGATAGAATTAAAAGATGTGAAGTCAGACTTTCACCATGATATTAAACATATTATAGATCAGCTTAAAACATTAAACGAAAAAGTTGATAACCTAAAAGTACAGAAATAACACATAAAAACCGAGGTAGTTTAGTACCTCCAGAATCAAACTGAGCCATTTAAACGGTTCGTAATTTTACAGAAAATATACAATTATGGTTGAACCAGTTACAGCAGTTCTTACAGGGATAGCTTTAGTTAAGAAGTCTGTAGATTTTATAAAAAGCAATATATCAACCGCTCAAGATATAGGAGATATAATAGGTCATGTTGATAAAGCACTTAGCGGACAACAACAAGTAATCAAAGATAGAGACTCAAAAAACTTAGACCATTTTGCAACAGAGAATATTGCTAAAGAAATCATAGATGCCAAGTTAGCTCAAGAACAACTCTATGAAATGAAGATGTTAATTGATCATAGGTTTGGTCATGGTACATGGTCATACATCTTAGAAGAAAGAAAGAAAAGATTAGATGCTAGAAAAAAAGCTATTCAAGAAGAGAAAGCAAAAAAGCTAAAGAAAAGACAAGAGATAGAAGAATATGTGAAGTACGGATTTATAACTTTAGCAGTTATATTATTTCTTTCAGTAGCTATAGGTATCACTTTCAAATTTGTATTAGCACATCCAGTAGAAGGAGATGAATTATCCTGCAAACTGTATGAACCTAAATACTTTTTAATTTGTATGAGTGAAGGTAGAGGTTATGCCGACACACAACTATACCTTGATTACAAAAGAGAAAAAGAAAACTGGATAATTATAGAAGGAGATTAATATGCTACAAGCATTGATTGGGCCAATAGGAAATATTGCCACAACATTTTTAAAGAACCGAGCAGAAAAAGCAAAAGCAAAACAAAAACTAGCAGTTGCAAAAATAGAAGCTCAAGCAAAACAAGTTGAACAAACTGGTAATTGGGAAGAGAAGGCAATGGATGCTTCTGCTAATAGCTGGAAAGACGAAGCATGGACAATTTTTTTTATCTTAATAATTGGAGCATCTTTTATAGAACCTCTGCAACCGGCTATGCAAAAAGGTTTTACTTTTTTGGAACAAGCTCCTGATTTTATTAAGTATGGAATACTAGCATCAATCGCAGCATCGTTTGGGTTGCGTTCTATATCTAAATTTATTGGCAAAAAGTAAAGGAGCAATACATGATTAAAGAACTACTAGAAGTAATTAAGAAAGAAGAAGGCAGTAAGATGCAAGATGGTAAACACATACCATATCGATGCAGCGAAAACAAACTTACATTAGGATATGGATTGCTAATAGATCCAGACGTTCCCGGAGCTGGTATTACAGATGCACAAGCAGAGATGTTACTAGAGACTTCTGTTAATCAATTTTTAGTAGAGCTACATAATAAATTACCTTGGTACAAAAACCAACCAGAGCAAATACAAATAGCAATAGCAAACATGGCATACCAGTTAGGTGTACCAAAACTATTACAGTTTAAAAAAACATTAGATCATATCGAGAATGGAAGATATGCGATGGCAGCAGCAGAGTGTAAAAACTCTAGATGGTTTCAGCAAACTCCAAACAGAGCAGAGAGAGTTGCAGAAGTTTTTAACAATTATAGCAAAGGAGAATAATATGCCCGGACATTACGGTAAGAAAAAAGGAATGAAGAAAACTATGAATGGTGCTTTGAAGGGTAAGCAAAAAACTTTACCAACTGCACTAAAGAAAAAAATAATTGCATCTAAAAAGAAAAAGAAAATGGGGAGGGCATAATGGTTAAAAGAGGATTATATGCAAACATAAATGCAAGAAAGAAAAAAGGAATATCACGCAGTAAAAAGAAATCAACTATCAGTCCACAAGCATACGCAAATATGAAAGCTGGTTTTCCTAAAAAGAAAAAGAAGAAGAAGTAATGTCTGAAATAAACATGATGCAAACCACAGGAGATATTGGTACGAAGAATGTTACTATTAACTCTAGTGGTGGTGAGCTATCGGATGTGCAAGCAGGTATAGAATTTATCTTTAATATGCGTGAGCATATAATAGATATTGGTATAGCTACTGTATATCTATTTGTTTGTTACACATTATATTTATGGTTAAAAAAGAGGTTTAGTAATGGCTGACAAACAACCACCTAAAACTAAAAAGTATTATAGATCTACAAAGTCTGGTGCAGGTATGACACAGGCAGGTGTTAAAAAATATAGAAGAGATAATCCCGGATCTAAACTAAAGACTGCTGTTACTGGTAAAGTAAAAAAAGGTAGTGCAGCAGCTAAAAGAAGAAAGTCATATTGTGCTAGAAGTGCAGGACAGATGAAGCAGTTTCCGAAGGCAGCGAAGAACCCTAACTCAAGATTGAGACAAGCAAGAAGGAGATGGAAATGTTAATTATAAACAAAATAAAAAACCTATTTAGTAGAATAAAAAAAAGATTAGTGGGTAAGCTATGTGAGTGTAAAGACAAAGTGATTCCCAAGAAAAGTAAAAGAGGTAGACCTAAAAAGTCTGGTTAATCTTGGTGCCAAAGTGGTGCCAAAATGGTGCCAAACTCCATCATATTAGTATGGGATTCTATCGTGTTCTAAGGCATACAAAACATACGCAAAGCCTTATAAACTAGGACTTTTTATGGTCATAGCTAACGGGTTCGATTCCCGTTGGGGACGCCAACTTTTCTGCACCTTTGAGGGTGCTTGGTGCCAAAATGGTGCCAATCCACCACGGGTAACTTGACTCTACCTGTCAATAATATATACTCTTATTATAAATTAATAGGAGGTCTGAATGCTAAAAGTAACTAAAAGAACTGATAGAAATTCATGGTACGTTTGTGAACGTGCCATAGGTGGTGGTCGTAAATTTTTTAAATGTGAATTAGAAGCTAAAGCTCATGCAGCATCTAGATGGCAAGAGTATTTAAAAGATCAGTATATACCAACTACTGTATCAGGATATAAAGGCATAGCTGAATGGTATGCTTATCAAAAAACTAGATACACACAAGGAGAGTTTCTAAGACAAGAGTTAAGACACAAAGAAAACATTGCTGAAAAATTTGCAAAGATTATTGTGCAAGGTAAAACTATAGAACAATGGGATCTAGACAAACTTGTTACCCATCCAAGAAGTCCTGCTTCTATATCGCAAGAAATAATATCTCAGGTATTATCAATGGACATATCACACAAAACAATGAAGGGGTTATACTACTCGTACAAAAATATATTTACTTTTTTTCATGAGAGAAAGTGGACACATGAGAACGCAATAGGTTCTACAATGTTTCCAAAACAAAAACATGGAGCAGAGGATAATAAAGCTATTCGTATATCAAAAGAAAATATAGAGAAGATAATCAGTTATGCTAAACCAGAATACAAACTTGTAATAAAGTTTGCTGCATTTACTGGTTTAAGACAAGGCGAGTTGAGAGAGTTGCGTTGGAAGGATATAAACTTTGAGAACAACACAATTACTGTATCAAGAAGTATACAATTGTTTGGAACTATTGGTCATACAAAAACTAAAAATGGTCAGAGAATAGTTCCTCTAGTTCCTAGTATAGCACAAGAGTTAAAAGAACTTTGTATGGCTACTGGTAGACCTGATGATAATAAATTAGTATTTGTTGGAAGAGATGGTAAAAGAATATATGGTCAAACTCTTAGAGATAATTTAGATACTGCTTGTTTACTAGGTAAGGTAGCTAGAATAAAATGGCATGACCTTAGACACTTCTATGCTTCTATACTTTTACAAACATACGGAGATGACTTGCATAAAGTAACTAGTTTTATGGGGCATGGTTCTATAGAGATGACTAGAAAAGTATATGGTCATTGGCTAGATGATAAGAAGCGTAATGCAGAAGATGCAGCAAAACTAGATGCAGCATTTACTCTTTAAAAGGATCTTTAGTATATTCAAACTCTTTATAATAATCATAGTTGATAGCCTTGCTTAGAAACATCTGAGCAAGGTTTAACAACTGTTCTTTATTCACAGGCTTTTTATGAAGCTTGTTACCTATAAGAATACTAATCTCTGTTTCTGTTGCCCATATCAGTATGCGTTCCTTTGAACTTGTCAATTTCTGCTCTGGGTATATGCCATCTTCCGCCATCGCCAATCTTATATCCTTTTATAAAACCTGCATTAATAAAGTACCTTAACCTTTTCCTGTTAGTCTCATTAATCTCTTCGCCCCATAATTCTCTAATGGCTTCTGCTGAGTTTAATAATGCTTTACGGGAGAAGTTCATTTGTATCTACCTTTTCTATTGTTGTTTCTTTAGGTGTATTAACAAACAAATTAAAACTAGCAATCTTTGTTGTGTTATATCCTTCACCAGTTCTTTTCTGTATGACTACATTTATTTTAGAATTATTTGTATCAGAGAAATACTCAACCATTCTTTTAGCTAACTCCTCATCCGTTACATTTAACCAACAGCTTGCAGTAACGTGATCATCAACAGTCATATTACTAACAATCTTTATCTTACTATTTCCAAACTCTGGTTTACTCATTCTGCACATCCTTTCATTTTAATGTTTATAAATTGTTTTAAAACTTGGTAACTATCATTGTCTGTCTTGGCATACTCCACTAGGTATTCATTGTTAGCAGCTATCCATTTCTGGAACTCTGCAACAAACTTATACTTGCCTAGTGTCTGCATATTAATATCTCTCCATGCTTCCCAGTTCTCTCTAGGGTGAAAAGATATATCATCCAATGGGTGTTCATCTCTTTTAGTTGTAGATACTTTTTCTTTTTCTTTAATTAATTTAGCAACTACTTTGCTTTCTTGCTTTGTTAATGCTGCAACCATTTCTTCAGCACTAGCAAACTCTGTACCTGCTAGACCACAACTACCTAAAGCTCGACCTATTGCTCCTGTTTCACAATTCATAAGAGCTGAACTTTGATTTATTTTACTACTGTTTCTAAATTCTTCACATGATCCTTTGCCTATAACTCTATCATTAGCATCAACAATACTTGCTACAACAACAACAACTTCATCTGTGTATTTAAATATGTCAGTTTTAATTCCTAAGTTAAGACCATAATGTTTTCTAAAAAGCTCTATTCTATCTTTGACCATAGTATAGCCTTTGCCTTTTATATTTACGCCATGTGTTTGTAACAACTTGGCACATTCAGCCATCACAAGTTTATGATTAATCTGTTCCATACAAACCTGACCAATCTACATAGACGCATCCCATAAGATAGCCAACACTTATCAGCAATCCTGCAATGCAAATGTATTTTATAATTATTAAATTAACTTTATGTTTTTTATGTATTGTAGTATTTTGTATGTGATCCCTTATCAAGTTGAAATTCAGACCTTCATATTCGTTAAGGGATCGTTTTAGTTTTCGCTTCATATTACCTCCATATCTTTTTAGCGTTTTGTAAAACTGTAGGGTTTAAATCTTTCCAACCAAACATCGCACCCCATTGAGGATCACATAGTCTAAGTAAGTCCTCTACATCCTTGGCTGTCTTTAGTAGTCGTTCTCTTCTCTGGCAACTCTCTATAATAAATGCTAGTGCATCCTGTAGTTGATCCTCCGATGGTGTAAACAGTCTGTAACCAACTCTATTTGCATAGACAATCGTAGGTATAGTTTTATTTGTTAAATGCCAGTAGCCTGCAATCTGTGTCATGTGTGCAGGTCTTATCTCTTGCGGTAAACTATTAGCTCTTGGACTACCTGTTAGGTTTCCATCCCATTGCGTTTTAAGTTCTATCATTTTGCTATAGTCAGGCTTGCCATTATACATGAGGTCACAGCCGGGTAGGGGTTTGTATAAATCCACTTCAGCTTCTAATCTATTAAGCTTGTTTTTATTTTGAGCTTCTCTTAATCCTTCTATGGCATGAGTAGCAACTAGATCCATTTCACTAGCTGTGCCTTCATCAGACTTCTTCCATACCATCTCACCCTTTACTTCTTTCTGGGCATACAAAAGTTTTTCTTTGTGTTCTAGTTCTGCTGTTTCTTTGGCGTGATCTCGCCATGCAGGTATCTTGTATTCTCTTAGCTTTTCATAACCCTCTTTTAATGCTTGAGCGTAAGGCATATTATCTAGTAAATGCTTATCGCATATATCCTGTACAATTTTGCCTGAGTGCATCTTTACATTAGAGTCAAAGTATTCCTCTATAGTTTGTGATGCTAAATCTCTATCGCCTTTTATTTCACCTTTAAGAATAGACCAAGCTTTGTTGACTATTACTCTTTTTCTACACTTGTTCCAAAAAGTTTGTCCATCACTACTCGATGGATTACTATGATGAAAATAGTATTTATCCCTTGCATACTTTGGGGTTATCTCTTCTGCCATGTTTACCTCTCTAAGTTAGAGAGACAAAAACTAAGTAACGATAATTTTCATATCACAACATTTAAGAGATTGAACTGCCATAACAACGTGAGATGCCCATTCTATTTGTACGGGGTTAGCATCCTGAGAACTAGTAACATCATAAGGATTAAGCATAGTATATGTTTGGGTATAAGATAAACTGATATTAAAATCCTTTGGTGGTGCGTTTGGAAACAACACACACATTCTTATATCACTACTATCTTTAACTTTAGCCACACACAATCCTCTGAAAGAACCTTCTGATATTTTCTTTTCTTCCATAGGAAGTTTACTAACAAACATAATCCTGCCCTTTTTCCAATCATCATAACTAGCATCATCAGGATATTGAAAGCCTACTAAGTTATCTGGTAATCGCATAGTAGTTCTAGCTATCTTAGTCTCTAATCCCGGCCATGAGTGAACATGGTGTTTATTATCTATCCAACCTCGAATAGATATATCTTGATGCTTCTCACGCCTTGATAATACCTTATCTAAACCAAGCATCTCAGCATAGAAACGATCTGGCTCTACTTCTAGTATTTTAGCGTAAGCATCTGCATCATCTCTATTTACCTGTGTTCTACCATTCATGTGCCTAGAAACAGTTTCAGGTGTACACTTAACTAACTTAGCTAATTTCTTACCTGATATGTTCTTATCTGCTGCTAGTTTTTTTAGAATTGTACTCATCTCTTCTGCATTCACAACCATTTTATTCTCCAATTCTACGTTATCATTAAACAATGTCAAATCTCAAAAAAATTATTTTAGCCTTTGACTCTTAAAGTCAATTATATAAACTATATTCTTAACAGATGCAAATAATTAAAACCAGTTGGTAAATTATAAATGAAGTTAAATGAATACAGAATGAACAAAAAATGGTCTTACGGAAGGCTTGCTATGTTACTCGGTTGTAGCCACGCAACTGTATGCAGACGTTGGTGTTTACCAACTACGCACCCTAACAGTATGATACCTGACCGCAAGTTTATGGCAGCTATATTACGCTTAACAGATGGAGCAGTACAGCCTAATGATTTTTATATGGAATAAATGTATGCATAGACTTTTACTGTCATGTAGTTTGCAGGTGATTCGGTGAGCGAGTATCAAAGACTACGAAAAAGTATGCAATGGCATCCTATCGCTTTTAAAAGACCTAATTCAAATGAGTGGACAGAGATAGAGCCTGATGTAGTGATACAAGCAAGACAAGATTTTGATAGAGGACACATAGATATGTGCCAGAAGAAAGGTGCTAATGGTTATACGCATCTTATGGTGAAGAAAGCACAAGACATGATGAACAAACCAAAGAAACGCAAACCTTATTTTGGGAAGGGTAACTAGTGAAGTATGAGATAGTCATAAAGCTCAATGCCAGTAGAAGGCCAACCCTTGCAGAGCTAAACGACTTTCTCTTTTGCAGGATAAGGGATAACGACTTGAAATATACTGTAAACACCAAGGAAGAGCCTATGGAGTTAAGGAGGGATCATGTCAAGAAACAAACATGACTACTACCCTACACCCTATAGCATTGTAGATACGGTTGTAAGGCTCGTAGACGAGCAATGGGATGTCAATAGGATCTGGGAGTGCTGTGCAGGGGATATGCGTTTCAGTAACGCTCTAGGCAGGAATGACAGGCAAGTCATATCTACGGACATAAGAACGAACCAGAACTTCTACTGGTATAAGGAAACACTAGCCCCGGCATTGGTTACTAATCCCCCTTTTAATAGCATACGAGATTTTATTGATCATGCTTTTGCTATAGGGGTAGAGAAGATGGCACTGGTATGCCCAGAGCGTTTATGGGCGTGTGGTAGAGGGTATGCACAATGGAACAGGCATAGGCCTAGCCATTGGTACAACCTGACATGGAGGGAGGACTATCTCGGTAAAGGTGGCAAGCCGGATAGAGCATTAGCCATAGCAATATGGAACAGGCCACATTCGGAGCAATGCTTGTATCAGGTATTGGATAAACAAACCAAACAAGGAGATTTATATGAATTACATAGCAGCAGTACAAGGCAAGAAGTGGGTGCAGTATAAGATGTACAGGCTTTTTAATGATGTTAAGGCAAGAGGGTATTTGCAAAACAAGTACAAGGATAAGCTTATTGCAATCTATCCGGTGGATAGAGAGTTATGAACTGTTATCACTGTGGAACAGAGCTGATATGGGGTGGGGATCACGATTGTGAGGAGGATGAGGATTATAACATTGTTACTAACCTTTCCTGCCCCAATTGTGAAGCTTTTGTACTGGTGTATTGGGATAAAAAAGCAAGTGAGGATAAGCATGAAGCGTGAAAACACTAGTTATAACTCTCTAGTTAACACTAGTAATAACCAGTTATCTAGAGAAGCAGTAACAACCCACCTAGATTCTTATTGTTTTAAAAGAGAGCTAATGAGAGAAGCTATATATAGCTATATAGTTATAACTAGTAATACTAGTATTAACACTAGTTATTACTTGTTGTCAGATAGGGTTGTCAAGAGGGATTTTGGAAACACTAAGGAATTAGCACGTTTTAAGAGACAGATTTCACTTGTTAATGATTGCAAGTTTGATAGAAACAATCAAGATAGCGAATCACTTGCAGTAAATGTTGAGGATGTACAGAACTTGTTAAGACGTACAACGCTTAACATGAATGCACAATATCGACAGGCAAAGGATAAGCGTAGAAGGATGGATGGTATTGACTGGAGATTGCAAAGAGTGTTTAAAACTTTACGTAGAAGATTAAGCATAGACAGGTATAATGAAACAGTAAAGTATGTGGGTGGGTTATCCAGAGTTGATAAGAGTGATTGGCTAGACGAAGCAGAGGTGTTGTATGAACTCTAGGTTATTAGCAATGAACTGGGATATGCCTAGTATACATAGATTGTATATGGAAGCAGCAACTTCCTTGCATTATCTACCCCCTGTTTTAAGAAAAAAGCATAGTTCGTTATGGCCTAGTTATGCACTTGCAAATTCTTGGAGTGGGTATGGTTATGACAACTCGGTAAGGGTACAGCCTACTACAGAGGATATAACTCGGTTAGAGTTTGCATTGGAACTCGGTTGGGAACTCGGTAAGGAAGATAGAATGGTGCTATGGTATACTGCTCATAGTGCTGTTAATAGAGAACGTGGAGCAAGATGGACTCGGTTGGCTAAGCGGTTTCATTGTGATAGCAGAACTGTCAAAGCCAAGTATGAAAAAGCCCTTATCAGAGTTTACTATCTCATCAAAGGGCTTCAGAGTTAAGCTTTGTTATTCTATTATACTTGATATATATAAACACCATTGCATATCAGGGTTTTCAGCCATATCCCATAACAAAACACATTTATTTTTTTTAGAATAATATTGAAAACATATCAAAGCATCTAGTTTATTATTACTATCATACCAAAGCATAGTTCCTTTATTATCTTTACCAATATGATTTATACTACCTTTATGTAGTTCAAACCTATCTGGTTGTTTATGATAAAAACTTGCCATGCTTGTATGATGTAAACTTTCTATGTCTTTATCTGGTATATCAATTATCATCTATTCCTCCTTGTTTTGTTCTAGGTATTCATCTATTACTGTTTTCATCTGCACCAGTATTCCTGCCAAGTGATTACCCTCTATAGTTTTGAGTATAGGATCTTCTTCTATATCCGCTACAAGATCAATAAATCTATTTTGATAATGTGATATTCTTTGTTCTATTAAATCTATAACCATCTATTCCTCCTTCTCTAGTTGTGTCATACATTCCTTTTTAGCTCTAGCTACTTCTACCTCTGTCATGTTGTTAGCTATAGACTCGGCTAGTTCTACCGCTTGTTTAGACTTCTCTTCTGTTGCAGCGGTTATAGATAGCTTAAGAGCTAACACAAGGGCTTCATGGTTGTTTTTAGGTTGTTGCATTTTCATTCTCCTTTACATTTTCCAAATAAGCATTTGAGTAATTATCTGGGTCTATATACAATTCTCCTTCTATACTTAAACCTGCCTCATCTTCTAAAATCTTTCTAGCTTCTTGTTCTGTATTAGCTACAATTTTATATTGATATGTAGCTTGTACACTAAATAAAAATTCTTTACTCATTTTCAATCTCCCTATTAATTTTTTGTAATACTTCACCTAAATTATTATTTTTAAGTTCACAAAGTAATTTTATGCTATCGTCAGCTACAGAAAAATCTTGTTCTCTCCATTCTTTTTCTTGCTCCTTCCAATCTTTAACATCTTCATCTGTACCAAAAGATATAGTATATTTGTTATTTTCGTAAACTTTTCTAATGTATATTTTACTCATATTTTAATCTCCTGAATATTTATATCTAAATAATCTGCCATTAAGTATCTTAGTTCTGTGTAGCAATCATCACAAAGTAAAAGATTAGATGCTCTGTTTTCCATATCTTCTGGGTATGCTTCATTAGAGCAACCTTCTTTTTGACATTTAATTTTTTTACTCATTTTTAATCTCCTCTATTATTTCTACTTCTTCTATATCATAATTTAAATCTGCAAGATTAAGTGTTTCTTGCACCATTTCTATAGCTTCTTCTTCACTAGATGCAGTTACATTTTGTGTATCATTAATGGATATTTTATACTGTTTTTTCATTATGCAACCCTCCTTAAAATTCTAGTATTTAATTTATTGTTAAGCATACCGCAGTATATATCATTGGCATAAACTCGGTTAGAAATAGTTATCTTGTTAGAACTCGGTAAAGTTCCTATATAATAACTCCAAAAATCTCTGGCTTCCTCGCTTTTAAGAGCAAAGGAAACCTGAGAACTAGACTCGGTTATAATAACGTCAATACTCATTAGCTAACTCAATTTTTTTAAGTAAATTTTTATTACTCCAATCAAATGTTTTATTATTCCAACCATTATAAGCTTCACAATAGATAGTATTTAAATAATATAATTCTACTTCCTGATATTCTTTATTATCTATAAATAACCAATCATTAACTATTTTATATTTTGTTTTGTTATTAATTGGCATATCATAAGCAGAGACTCCTCTATTACCAAACCAATCAATTATATTGTTTATATTCATAAACCAGACCTCCATATAATGTTATCAGCAAATTGCTAACGACTAGCCCGAAGGCTAGTTTCGTCTATTCAAGACTCGTCAGGTTAGCTAAAGTTGGTTATAAAATGCAGAGCAAAAAACCCCAACCAGAACACACACCATAAAAAGGCGAATGATACAAATAATTTAATGTAAATCATTATGCAACCTCTTCATTAAAGAGTCTTTTGTCATAGCTGTATTTATAAGCAAGCTTTTGAATATTATAATCTAAATATATTGATTGATTTGTAGCGGTGCGACCCCACCATGATTCAAAGTCTGTTTTAAGTATTGGCTCACCTTGTTCCTCTAGCTTATCTGTTAGCCATACAGAACAAACCCAATGCTCAAAAACTTCTTGCATATCTGCTCCGTTGTCCTTTAGCTCCTCTATTTCTTCTGGGGTTGTTACGTCATATTCATATTTAAGCATAGCATCACTTTTATAAAAATTAACGTAGTCGTCATAATCAAAGACTTGTTTTTTTAATAACTCATTTACTAAATGAGATTGACAACAATGAACGTGCCTTGATATAAATTCTCTTGTTATCTCTTGCATTGTTCCGTTATCAATCTCTCTAAATGCTTTCTTGTTTTCTTGTTTCATTTTCAGACCTCATATTAGTTAATAATGTATTTAATATATATAATTGACACTTACTGTCAAGGTAATTGATTATAACTGATAATAACTGTTGCTAATGCTACGAAAATCAAGTAATTTTCTATAAAATAGCAATAGCTATTTATTCAAGTTATCTAGTATATTCACAACCAATTAGAGAGTCAGACCTCTTTATTAGGTAACTTGATTCGTTTTATATTATGGGTTGGGTAGGTCTTTTGTCTGGCTCAGCTACGCATGAGTCCCAGTTTTGTTTTTATATTTATATAGGGTGTGACGGGTAACATACCCGTAGTATAATACTAGTATTCTAGGCTTTGCGTGGTGTTGGTGCTATTTTGGTGCTGATCCTATTAGCTTTTTTTGAATCCGCAGACACCCACGACCCCAAAAACTAGGGTCGGTCATATACGTATATGTATTACTAGAAAAGGAGAGTGTCTTGCCCACACACATCGAAATACCCTATACACCAAGACCCCTCCAAGCAAAACTCCACGCTGAGTTGCCGAAACACCGATGGGCGGTACTGGTAATGCACAGAAGGTGGGGTAAGACTGTGATGATTATCAATCATCTATTAAGAGAAGCAATACTAAATTCTAGACCTAATCCAAGATATGCGTATATAGCACCTACTTACAGGCAGGCTAAGAGTGTTGCATTTGACTATTTAAAAGATTTTTCTAGGAAGATCCCTAATGTAAAGTTTCATGAAACGGAACTACGGATAGATCTACCTAACGGAGCAAGGATAAGTTTGCTCGGAGCAGAAAACTATAATAATTTAAGAGGGCTATACCTTGACGGATGTTGTATCGATGAAACGGCAGACATCCCAGAAGCGGTATTCCCTGAAGTAATACGACCTGCATTATCGGATAGGAACTCTAAAGAGAAGCCTACCTTTTGTTATTTCATAGGTACACCTAGAGGACATAATGCGTTCTTTGACTTATACGAGCAAGCTACAAAAAGTAAAGACTGGTATAGCGTAGTCTATAAAGCATCAGAGACAGGGATAGTTGATCAGGAAGAATTAGAAGCTGCACAGACTATGATGACACCAGATCAGTATGCACAGGAATTTGAATGTAGTTGGGTAGCTAATGTACCCGGCTCAATCTATGGCAAGTACCTAGAAGAAGCAATGGAAGATAAGCGTATTACCAAAGTACCGTATGACCATTCCTTGAAAGTAGATACATACTGGGATCTAGGAATAGGCGATAGTACAGCGATATGGTTTGCACAAAATGATGGGCGTGCCATTAATGTCATTGATTATTATGAAAATAGAAATGAGGGGTTGCCCCATTATGTGGATGTACTGCAAAGAAAAAAGTATTTATACGGAGATCATATAGCACCCCATGATATAGAAGTACGAGAGCTTGGCTCTGGTAAAAGCAGAAGAGAAGTAGCCTACGACCTAGGCTTAGACTTTAGGGTAGCACCAAAGCTACCATTAGAGGATGGTATACACGCAGCACAAATGTTAATACCTCGTTGTTGGTTTGATAGTGAGCGTTGTAAGCTAGGTCTGGATGCACTAAGGCATTACCACAGAGCCTATAATGAGAGAACAAGAAGTTTTAGAAATAGTCCAGTACATGATTTCTCTAGTCATGCAGCAGATGCCTTTAGGTATTTAGCTGTAGGCCTTAAAGAAAGAAGCAACTGGAATCAACCGATGCCAAGAGCTGCATCGAGTAATTATAATCCATTTACACATACAGGTGAATTATGAGTTTTTTAAGTCCCAAGATACCTACACCACCACCACCTCCTCCTGCTCCTCCACCACCTGCCATTAAACCGGTAGAGCGTGCAGAGATAGATAAGGAAGAGACAAGGTTAAAAAGAAGAAAAGGGGTAAGGGCTACCATGTTGACAGGATCAGCAGGTTTAACTACCGATGATGATTCTAGTTATACACCAACATTATTAGGAGGAAGTTAAGATGGGTTCATTTATAAATAGACCTTCTTCACCACCGCCACCACCAGCACAACCTGCACCGGTAGTACAACCAAGAGCAGCAGTACGAGCTAGCGATGATAGCCCAGAGTATAGAAAGAAAAGAAAAGTATCTGGTGAGCGAGCAACCATATTAACAGGAACGCAAGGGCTAACAGCAAGTGGAGATAGCACTTCTGTAAAAACCCTATTAGGAGGATAGATGGCTGACGATAAAAAAGCAGTTGCAATTATGCACCAGTTCAAAACCTTAGTAGATCAGAGGAGTTCGTGGGAATCTCACTGGCAGCAGCTTGCAGACTTTATAAGTCCTAGAAAAGCAGACATAACCAAGAAGCGAACCTCTGGTGATAAACGCACCGAACTAGTATTTGATGGTACAGCTATTCATGCAGCAGAAATGTTATCTGCTAGTTTGCATGGGATGCTAACCAATCCTAGTTCTGCATGGTTTAGCTTACGTTTTAAGAATAGAGAATTAGACGGGGATGACGAAGCAAAGGAATGGCTAGAGGGTGTTACTGATGTGATGTATAGCTCTATTAATAGATCCAACTTTGCCGAAGCAGTCCACGAGATGTATTCTGATTTAGTAGTCTTTGGTACAGGAGTTATGGGTATTGAAGAGGATGAGCAAAACGATTTACGATTTAGCACTAGGCATATAGGAGAATGTTACCTAGCCGAAGATGCAGAAGGTAGAGTAGATACCGTATATAGAAAATTTAAGATGACCTGTATTGCTATGCGCACTATGTTTGGGAACGACAACCTCCCTCCAAGATTACAGAACATGGCAAGGAATGAGCCTTATAAGGAAGTGGAATTACTGCACGCTGTGTTTCCAAGAGAAGCCTATGATATTACACAGCTTGATACAAAGAATAAACCTTTTGCAAGCGTGTATATCGATCCACATGATAAGATTACCATATCGGAAAGTGGGTACGATGAACTGCCTTATGTATGTCCAAGATTCCTCAAAGCTTCTTTTGAGCGTGGTTATGGCAGATCTCCGGCTATGACCGCATTAGCTGATACAAAGATGCTCAATAAGATGGCTGAGGTAACGATCCGCTCTGCACAGAAACAAGTAGATCCTCCTCTGATGCTCCCGGATGATGGATTTATGATGCCAATAAGAACTGTGCCGGGTGGATTAAATTATTATCGTTCTGGTACAAGAGATAGAATAGAACCATTGAATATAGGAGCAAACAATTCACTAGGCTTGAATATGGAAGAGCAGCGAAGGAATGCCATACGATCTGCATTTTATGTAGACCAGTTAATTCTATCGCAAGGCCCACAGATGACAGCTACCGAAGTAATCCAGAGAACAGAAGAGAAGATGCGATTACTTGGCCCGGTCTTAGGTAGATTACAAGCAGAGATGCTACAGCCTTTGATTGAGCGTTGTTATAATGTATTAGTGCGTAACAAGAAGTTTGCACCTGCACCAGAGTTCTTAGCGAATAGCGGAGTAGAAATAGAATATATCTCACCATTAGCCAAAGCTCAAAGACTAGGCGATGTACAATCTGCAATGCGATTGTTTGAGATGCTTGCTCCATTATCGCAAGTCAATCCTACTGTATTTGATTATGTGGATATGGATGGTCTAGCTAAATATATTATTAAAGTATTAGGTGTTCCTGCATCTACTATTAAGAGCGATCAACAAGTTGCACAAGAGCGAGAAGCAAGACAACAACAGCAACAACAAATGGCAGAACAACAAGAAGCTCTACAGACAGCCGAAGCTGCCGGTAAAGCTGCACCTGCATTGAAAGCGTTACAATAATGACAGAGCATGATTATAAATTTGTATTTCAGTCCGATGAAGGACAAAAGGTACTACAGGATTTACGAGAGCGTTTCTATGATAGAGAAACTTTTGTAAGGGGAGAGCCAGATACTACTGCCTACAATCAAGGGGCTAGGGGTGTCTTGTTCTATATTTATAGACAACTAGAAGATTTTAAACCATTAGAAGATATGGCAAAAGACAAATGAAAAAAATCACAAAAAATATCATGAAAAAAATATCAGAAGAAATGGCTTCTGGTAAAAGTCTTGTCAAGATATGTAAAGATCATCCAGAGTTTCCATCGTATAGAACGATTACGAGAGCAGTACAAAAAGATGAAGAGATGTGGGAGATTTATAGAAGAGGAAGAATACTACAAGCAGAATGGTATAGCGATCATTTAGCAGAACTAGCCACTAGCCCTTTACCAGAAAGTATGGATGCTAAGTTTTTAAATGCAGAAGTACAGCGTAGAAGATTAGAAGTAGACACATTAAAGTGGACACTAGCAAGAATACAACCTTATGGCATCCGAGACAAAAAAGAAGATGCCGGCAATCAAGGAGCAATTACCTTGTCATGGTCAAATGGCAATGTAGAAATATCGGATAACAATAACAAAGGAGAATAACACATGGCTGAAGAACAACAGGTAGCGGAAGCTCCAGTAGAAACTGGGCAAGCTCCGTCTGAAGATTGGAAAGCAAGCTTACCAGACGATATAAAAGATAATCAATTAATACATAACTTAGAAAGTGTAGAAGCATTAGCTAAAACAGCAATCCATGCACAGAGTATGGTAGGAGCGGATAAAGTTCCTGTGCCGGGTCGATGGGCAAATGATACGGATTGGGATAATGTCTACACCAAACTAGGTAAACCTGAAAATGCAGAAGGCTATAAGCTAGAAGTAAAAGAAGGTGTTAAAGTAGATAAAGATATAGAAGGGTGGTATCGAGGACTAGCTCATAAAGCAGGTCTCAACGATAGACAAGCAAATACTATTTTTCAGGAATACATGGCAAAGGAAGCAGAACTACAATCTGCCAATGCTCCACCTAGTGAAGAACAACTAGAAATAAAAAGAGGAGAAGCAGAACTGTCCTTAAAAAAAGAATGGGGTAAGGCATACGATAATAAAATGAAGGAAGCAAGAAACGTATTAGAAGAATTTGCTCCGAAAGAATTTGATCAACTAATAACGCAGGAAGGATTACCATTAGGTAACGATCCTGCATTTATAAAAACACTAGCCAACATAGGATCTTACATCAAAGGGAAACTAGGTGAAGATAAAATGATTGGCGGAAAACAGGAACAGCAGTATACACCTGCTGATGCTGAAAAAGAAATTGCCGCCTTGCGTGGCGATCCTCGTGATGGAGGGGCATACTGGGATAAAAAACATCCTGATCATTTACGAACTGTACAACAAGTGCAAGAGTTAATGGAGTATATGCACCCTGAAGAGGAATAGAATTTACAGAAGATCGTAAAGTAAGATAAGCGAAAGCCCTTACCGGTAGCACCGACAGCTAAAGGTGATTAACCTTAAATATAGAAGTGTCCTGCGAAAGCAGGGTAGCAATTTGTTTTCTTAATATTATTAACTATTACAAAGGAGAGCGTTATGAGTACGCAAATTACAACAGCTTTTGTAAACCAGTTTAGCAGCAACATTACCATGTTAAGTCAACAAATGGGTTCTCTATTAAGAGAAGCAGTTGATGTGGAAAGCGTTACTGGTGAGAAAGCTTTTTTCGATCAAGTAGGTTCAGCGACTGCACAAGTCAGAACCTCAAGACATGGTGATACTCCGTTAATATTAGCGGCCTAAGTAAGTAATTACTTTTGAAAAATTCGGTTAATTCAGGGAAACTCTCTAGTAGACAATCCTGAGCCAAGCCCTTATAGGGAAGGTGCAACGACTATCCAGAAATGGAGTAGAGATCAAGCGATTTCGAAAAGCCGAACATCCTAATAGGATGATGATATAGTCTTATCTTGCAGGCAACTGTAAGCAGCGAAAGCGGAGAAAGTTAGCGACTTTCTTGAAAGTATTGTAATGGAAACACCACACGCTAGAAGAATGGTAACAATGGCAACTTATGAGTATGCTGATTTAATTGACGATCCAGATAAAGTCAGACTACTTGTAGATCCAACTTCAACTTATGCAAGAGCAGCAGCGATGGCTTTAGGGAGATCCATTGATGATATTATTATATCAGCCGCAACTGGTTCTGCTAGCACAGGTAAAGCTGGAACAACATCCACAGCACTACCATCTGGACAGAAGATTGTTCATGCAAGTGGTGGTCTAACTAAAGCAAAACTAATATCTGCTAAGAAGATATTTGATCAAAATAG